ATACCATTTAAAAAAATGGGTGACATGTATAAAGATATAGAAAAAATTATGAAGACGACCAATGGTAATCATTTTGGTTTTGATGGAATGACTATTACAGAGATGGCACAATACACAGAATATCCAGAAGGAGGATTCTATGATTGGCATGTAGATAATGATGTGAACATGCAACACGAACCACCTGTAAGAAAGATATCTATGACTTGTTTGTTATCTCCTGAGTCAGAGTTTGAAGGTGGTGACTTAGAGTTAATGGCTGAGGATAAAGTTGCAAAAATAAAACAAGGACACGCAGTATTCTTTGCATCGTTTATAAGACATAGAGTAAAACCTGTTACACGTGGCAGAAGACAGTCACTAGTTATGTGGTTTGGAGGCACACCTTTTAAATAATGTTTAGAGAATTACATTTTCCAACACCTATTTATATTGCGGATATAGAACACCCAACTCTTAATCAAGAACTAGAACAAGATATTGTAGCTTGGTCTAATAAAGACAAAGGTATAACAAGAACTAATGTTCAAGGTTGGCACTCGACTACTAATATGGCTGAGTTGCCTCAATTTAAAAAATTAGTTGATATGTTATATGCCTGTCAAAAAACAATATACGAACAAGAACATTATGAAAGTGAACCAGTATTGGGTAATATGTGGGCTAACATTAATCCACCAGGTGGAATGAATAGAGCACATCAACATCCAAACTCATTATGGTCAGGTGTATACTATATTAAAGCTCCTAAAAATTCTGGACATTTAAAAATAGATGACCCAAGATCAGTTGCTTGTATGTCAAGACCTAGACAAAAAGATGGAGAAAAACCATCAAGATTATTTAGAGAAACACATTATGAACCTATTGCTGGAAGATGCATTATGTTTCCATCTTGGTTAATGCACTGTGTTGATCCTAATGAATCAAATGATATAAGAATATCAGTATCTTTTAATTTTTTACAAAAGTGTATGATCGTATGATAGTCCATAAAGATCAAATAGTGTTTAGAGACACACATTTACAAACAGAACAAGGCAGAATGCGTCAAACAAGAAATGAAAAATGGAAAAAATTAAAAATAGATATAGAAAAAAATGGTATAATTAATCCTTTAATATGCACTGAAAAAGATGGCAAGTACAGATTATGTATGGGAATAAGAAGATTTATTGCAGGTTGCATACTTGGAATAAAAGAATATGAAATAGAAGTTGTATCAAATGAAGAAGTGGATACCCTTATAAATGCTACAAAAAAATATAAAACAAAACATAAAGATGGAACAGACATTTCAGAATAATAAATATCAAGTAATTAGAAAAGCTGTGTCTTATGAATTAGCTAATTTTATATATAATTATTTTATGTTAAAACGTGATGCAGTAAAATGGATGTATGAAAATAATATTGTATTTGATAATGGTATGTTTGGTACATGGACCGATCAACAAGTACCAAATACGTATGCTCATTACGCAGACAATGTAATGGAAACTTTAATGATGAAAGTATTACCGATTATGCAGCAGGAGACAGGGTTAGAATTATTACCAACATATTCTTATGCAAGGATATATAAAAAAGGCGATATACTTCATAGACATAAAGATAGACCTAGTTGTGAAATATCAACAACTATTCATTTAGGTGGTGACAAGTGGCCTATATTTATTGATGGCACAGGAGCAGATAATGTTATTAATGAACGTAAAAATATAATAAAACCAGGAGCACCAGCAGGCACAGAAGTCTTACTTGATGTAGGAGATATGTTAGTGTATAGTGGTTGCGAATTAGAACATTGGAGAGAACCTCTCGAAGGTAATACTTGCGCTCAAGTATTTCTTCATTATAACCATGTAAGTGGTCCTTTTGCTGAAAAAAATAGGTTTGACAAAAGGCCGATGTTAGGTATTCCACCAATAAGGAATATATAATATAATGAGGTTATATGTTACAAAAAGTAAAATTTGCACCAGGGTTTAATAAACAAGTCACATCAACGGGTGGCGAGAGCCAATGGGTTGCAGGTGACAATGTTCGTTTTAGATATGGTAGCCCTGAAAAAATAGGTGGTTGGTCACAATTAGGGTCTGTTGATATTACCGGTAGAAATACTGCTATTCACCATTTTGTAAATACTAATGGTATTAAGTATGCAGCATTAGGAACTAACAGAATTTTATATGCGTACTCTGGTGGTATTTTTTATGACATACACCCTATTAAAGCTACAACAACTTTAACATCAGCTTTTTCTACAACTAATGGATCTGCAACTGTTACAATAACTTTTGCATCAGCACACAATATAAATCAATTTGATATTATATTACTAGATAACTTTAGTTCTATTACAAATTCTAATTTTAATTCATCTAATTTTGATGACAATAAATTTATGGTAACTAGTATTCCAACAGATACTACACTTACTATTGATGTTGGCTCGAATGAATCAGGATCAGGTGCCTCAACATCTGGTGGCATTCGTGTTAAACATTATTATCCGGTCGGACCAGCCGTAGAGGTAGCCTCTACAGGTTGGGGACTTGGTCCTTGGAGTGGTTTTAAAACAGGTCAATTTACATCAACTTTGTCTTCAGGAATTAACACATCAGTAACATCATTAACAATGGCTAGTTCAACATCTTTTCCATCTTCTGGAACTGTATTAATTAATAATGAATTAATAACATACACTGCAAACAGTGGTGGAACTTTATCAGGATTAACTAGAGGTGCTAGCGGTACAACTGCAGCCTCTCATTCATCAGGTGCAACAGTAACCGATGCATCAAACTTTTTTGCATGGAACGCTGCAGCATCCGGTGACATTGTAACAGCTCCTGGTTTATGGTCATTAGATAATTTTGGAAATAAAGTTATTGCAACTATATCTGGTGGAGAAAGTTTTGAATGGGATTCAAATCCAACAGGGGCGACTGATACAAGAGCAACAATTATATCTGGTGCACCTACTGCATCTGCATTTAGTTTAGTATCAACACCCGATCGTCACTTAATATTTTTTGGTACAGAAACAACTGTGGGTACATCTTCTACACAAGATCCAATGTTTATAAGATTTTCATCTCAAGAAGATATTAATACCTACACACCTAGTGCAACCAATACTGCTGGTACACAAAGACTTGCAGATGGTTCTAAAATTATGGGAGCAATACGTGGTCGTGATGCAATTTACATTTGGACTGATACGGCATTATTTATTATGCGTTTTGTTGGTCCACCATTTACATTTTCATTCCAGCAAGTAGGTACTAACTGTGGATTAATAGCACAAAATGCAGCTGTTGAAGTAGATGGTGCTGCATACTGGATGTCTGATAATGGTTTCTTTAGGTACACTGGTAAACTAGAATCATTACCATGTTTAGTAGAAGATTTTGTTTATGATGATATTAACTTAACCCCAAGACAACATATAAACGCTGGACTTAATAATTTGTTTGGTGAGATTATGTGGTTTTATCCGAGTTCAGGTTCAGGAACTGTAAACAGAGTTGTTACATACAATTATCTAGACTCAACTCCTCAAAGACCAGTATGGACTACTGGAACACTTGCTAGATCTACATGGCAAGATTCCGCTGTATTTGGTAAACCTCATGCAACAGAATATGATTCAAGTGGCACAACTGCTACAACTGACACTAATTATATTTATGGTAATAGTGATGGTACAACAACATACTTTGAACATGAAACAGGATTAAATCAAGTTAAAGAAGGTGCAACAACTGCAATTACAGCAAGCATTGAATCTGGAGATTTTGATATTGGACCACAAGGTGGATTAACAGGGCCAGGTAATGATGGTGAGTTTATGATGAAAATAAGAAGAGTAATACCTGACTTTTTATCACAAACAGGAGATGCAAGAATAACATTAAACTTAAGAGATTTTCCAAATGACACTGCAGCTAGTTCAACACTTGGTCCGTTTACGGTGACATCAGGCACACAAAAAATAGATACAAGAGCTAGAGCTAGGTCAATATCATTAAAGATAGATAATACTAGTACAAGTCAGTTTTGGAAATTAGGTACATTTAGAATAGACTATCAACCAGATGGAAGACGATAATGGCTAGAATTGTACAATCATTAACACAACCAGCAGAAGCGTATGATAGACAAACTCAACAATCTTTTGTAAGAGATGTAGATAGTATAGTACAAAAATTAAATACTACTTATCAACAAGATTTAAAAGACGAAGCAGAAGCGGAGGCATATTTCTTTGGCTAATTCATTTGTAAATAAA